ACTGCGATGATTAAAACTGCGGTGGATGCTCAAAAGAAAGAAATTCTTCCTGTGTTTATCATCACCGAACAAAAGTGGAGTTTTGAACACGCTCGACTAATGGGACTTCAATGCGAAGAAGTGGTTGACCAAGAAACGGGAGAATTGGATTGGGATGGATTTTTTATCTTCAATAACAACTTTTCGTACATCGAACAAATCACCGATTACATTAACGATTTGTTGGATGCTCAAGAGAAGGGTGAGTTGGATTACAGCTTGTGTTTTTTGTGGGACTCCGTGGGTTCTGTTCCGTGTAAGATGACCTATGAAGGTAAGGGTGGTAAACAACATAACGCTTCGGTGTTGTCTGACAAGATTGGTATGGGTATCAACCAACGTATTTCGGGTTCACGTAAAGCGGACTCTAAGTTCGAGAATACTCTTATCATTGTTAACCAACCTTGGGTCGAACTCCCCGACAATCCGTTTGGTCAACCCAAAATCAAAGCCAAGGGTGGAGAGTCTGTATGGCTCAACTCTTCTTTGGTGTTCTTGTTTGGTAATCAAAAAGGTGCTGGTACCACCAAGATTACCGCTACCAAGGACAAGCGCACTGTGAAGTTTGCCTCTCGTACCAAAATTTCTGTCATGAAGAACCACATCAATGGATTGGGTTACGAAGACGGAAAGATTATTGTCACCCCCCACGGTTTCTTAGCTGGTAAGGAAACTACTGAAGAGAAGGCTTCGATTGAGGCTTACAAGAAGGAGTATTCTGACTATTGGAAGGAAATCATCGGTTCTGATGGTGACTTTGTGTTGAAGGAAGAAAAAGAAGATAATTAATCTTCTTATAAAGTGAGAACACTTCTTATTGATGGAGATAATTTATTCAAGATCGGATTCCACGGAGTCCGAGATCTATATGTCGAAGGTAACCACATCGGAGGTGTTTTTCACTTCCTTAACACACTTCGTAGGCAGTTGGACGAAAACGAGTACGACAAAATCATTGTTTTTTGGGATGGTAAAGGAAACTCAACCGTTCGACGTGGAATATATCCTGCTTACAAACTGAATCGCCGAAACGATATGAACGAGCAAAAGCTCGAGTCATACTATTGGCAAAAATCCCGAGTTAAAGAATACCTTGAGGAATCATTTATTCGACAGATTGAAGTTAATGAAAATGAGTCTGATGATTTGATTGCCTATTATTGTCAAATTGCTACGGAAGAAAGGATTACAATCTTTTCATCTGACAAAGACCTTTTACAGTTAATTTCTGAATCGGTTCAGATTTTTTCTCCCATTAAAAAATTTTACTACAAGTTAGGTGACTATGTGCGTTTTGGTGAATATGAAATTCCACATCAAAATGTATTGGTTACTAAAGTTTTAATGGGTGACAAATCCGACAATATCGATGGTATTAAACTTCTTGGGGAAAAAACATTTGTAAAACTTTTTCCTGAGGTGCTTGATAAAGTACTTTCTGTGGATGATATTTTAACTAAGTCTCGTGAATTATTTCAAATCGAAAACAAAAGCAGAGTATTAAAAAATATCATTGATGGGAATACAAAAAGAGGTACATTGGGTGAGGAGTTCTACTCTGTTAACAAAACTCTTGTGGACTTAAAAAATCCACTGATTTCTGAAGAGGCCAAATCTGTTGTTGAGTTATATTATTCTGAAACCTTAGATCCCGAAGGTCGGGGGTCAAGAAATATTATATCAATGATGACTGAAGATGGTTTCTTCAAATATCTACCAAAAAATGATGATGCTTTCGTTGAGTTTTTAAAACCATTCATGAAACTGTCACGTAAAGAAAAACGAAAATTCAAACAATCTAACTAAATCTAAATTTTATGAAAGAAGAATCTCTAATTAAAATGGAGTTCCTTTTGACCTTGAACGATAACATAGTTGTTCAACGTTATTACAATGTCCGTAACTACAATCCCAAAGCACGCGGATCAGTAGAACTTTACTACCTTGTCCGAGATATTGATATCACTTTATCTGAAGACTTGAAGATGAAAACCGTTATGTATATGATGGATAATCAAGATAATATCATGGAAGATCCTGAGATCTTGAATACGTCAAACACAGATGATCCTGAGTGGTTTCACATGTATGTTAAAGTGGGTGAAGAAGTCCTTTGTCATCGTATTATTGACGCAAAACTATTCCCTCCAAAGGTCCGTTATACTGTGGATGTTCGTCCACATTTGAAAGAAATTCTCAAAGGATTGACCGAACTTTTTAGTTCTGAAAATTTAACTTCGGACTACTTGGGATATCAGTTAACTCGGTAATATTTAGTATATACAAGCGGCTCTATGAATAAGAATTTTGACTATCTCGGAAATACATTTCAACTACAATTAATCAATCAACTAATCACAGACAAAGAGTTCGCACAATCCATTATCGATGTTTTAGAAGCAAGTTACTTTGACAATAAGTACTTTAAATTGATAGTTCAAATGATACGTGAGTATCATTCAAAGTATCAATCATCACCAAACTTTGAAACCCTTGAGCAAATTGCCAAGACGGAAATATCTCAAGAGTTGGTTTTGAAAATTGTCGTTGACACTATCAAACAAGTTCAGGACGCACCATTTGAAGGTTCACCATTCGTTCAAGAAAAAGCACTAAAGTTCTGTAAACAACAAGAACTTCAGAAGGCTATGGATCGGGCACAAAAAATCATCAACCAAGGTGATTTTGAGTCTTATGATCAAGTCGAGGGTATGGTTCGTGAGGCACTACAAGTTGGAGAAAGAGAAACGGGTATTACTGAAGTTTTTTCGGGGCTAGATGACGTACTTAACGATGATTTTAGACATCCTATTCCTATGGGTATTACTGGGATTGATAGACTTCTTAAAGGTGGTTTAGCTAAGGGTGAGATCGGTGTCATACTAGCACCAACTGGTGTTGGTAAGACAACTTTGATGACAAAGATTGCTAACTCGGCATTCAATATGGGATATAATGTTTTACAAATATTTTTTGAAGACAATCCCAAAATCATACAAAGAAAACACTTTACCATATGGACTGGTATTGAACCTGATAATTTATCTATCAGACGAGAAGAGGTTATATCAAAAGTTGATGAGATTAAGAACACCATGCCTAATAAACTTATTTTGAAAAAACTACCTTCAGACACTATCACAATGAATCAAATCAAAAATCAAGTTCGTAAGATGATTGCCGATGGTACTAAAATCGATATGATTACCTTGGACTACATCGATTGTGTGGTACCTGAAAATGTAAAGACAGATGAGTGGAAGGCTGAAGGTTCAGTAATGAGACACTTTGAAGCTATGTGTCACGAACTTGAAATTGCTGGATGGACCGCAACTCAAGGTAATAGGTCATCAATTTCTTCTGAGGTTGTAACAACCGATCAAATGGGTGGTTCGATCAAAAAAGCTCAAGTAGGTCACGTAATCATTTCCGTTGCCAAAACATTACAACAAAAAGAAATGAAGTTGGCGACTATTGCGATTACAAAATCACGTCTTGGACAAGATGGTATAGTCTTCGAAAACTGTAAATTTGATAATGAACTTTTGGTTATTGACACCGAATCTTCAGTTACATTCCTCGGATTTGAGGAACAACAAGAAGAAAAGAAAAAAGATCGTATCAAAGAACTCTTTGAAAAAAGAAAACAAAGAGAACAGCAAAATTTATAAACCCCAAAAAAAAACAATGAAAAATGGATAATTTAGTTAATTTATCAATTAGCGATAACCGATATGTAATAAAAAGAAGTGGTGACAAAGTTATGTTTGAATCTGAAAAGATCACCCGTGCAATTTTAAAGGCGATGCTGAGTATTAATAAAGTTGATACTGAAATGGCGGAAAAGATCGCTCGTTTGACTACAAAAGGTATTTTCAGAGGTGATAAAGAACGTATCCCACATGTCGATGAAATCCATGATATGGTTGAAAATAAACTCATGGATAACGGATTGAATGATGTTGCTAAAGAATATATCATATATAGATCTAAACACAGACCAAATATCTTCCAAAAAAGAGTTGCATTAAAACCTTATGAATACCCTGAGTTGTTACAGTACGTAGATGCAATCCGTCACTCATATTGGGTTCATACGGAGTTTAACTTTACTTCAGATATTCAAGACTTCAAAGTACATTTAAGTGAAAAGGAACAATCTGCGGTTGAGAGAGCGATGCTTGCAATTTCTCAAATTGAAATCGCTGTTAAAACTTTTTGGGGGGACATTTATAAAAAACTACCCAAACCAGAGATTGGTAGTGTTGGTGCAACATTTGCTGAGTCTGAAGTAAGACACGCTGATGCATATTCAAACTTGATTCAGTTACTTGGTTTAAACGGAGAGTTTGAAAATTTACTCGAAATACCTGCAATACGTAGAAGAATCAAATACTTGGAAAAAACCATCGCTAATCTCAAGTCGGTGGAAAACCAAGATTACTTTGAATCCGTAGTTTTATTTTCGATGTTTGTTGAAAACGTATCATTGTTTTCTCAGTTTCTTGTTATTATGTCATTCAACAAACACAAAAACGTTTTGAAGGGTGTTAGTAATGTTGTTGAGGCAACTTCCAAAGAAGAAAACATCCACGCGGAGTTCGGATTCGATTTGGTAAATTTGATCAAGAAAGAAAACCCAAGTTGGTGGACACCTGAGTTGGTTGAAGATTTAATTGATGCTACAAAAGACGCTTATGAAGCGGAAAGTGAAATTGTTGATTGGATTTTTGAAAAAGGTGACTTAGATTTCTTAACTAAAGAACAGACAATGGAGTTTATCAAACACAGATTTAACATATCATTAAATGCTATTGGTATAGATAGTATTTTTGATATTGATCAAAAACTTTTGGGGACTACTGAATGGTTCGACGATGAAATTTTAACAACAAAACACACGGATTTCTTCCACAAAAGAAGTATTAATTACAGTAAGAAATCCAAATCTATAACTTTAAATGACTTATTCTAATAAAAAAAACAAAATATAATATGGAAAATAGACAACCTTTTGACTGGATTAATGAAGAGTCAATCACATTTCTCCGAAGAGGATATCTTAGTGCTGGTGAAGAACCTTTGGAACGTATAAAAATTATTGCAGAACATGCTGAAAAACTTTTAGGTATGGATGGTCTTGCGGAAAAATTTTATGACTACATGAGTAGAGGATGGTACTCTCTTTCTTCACCTGTTTGGGCAAACTTCGGAAAAAAACGTGGACTCCCTGTAAGTTGTTTTGGTTCCAATATTGGTGATAACATCGAATCTATTCTTTATACACAAGCTGAAGTTGGTGAAATGAGTAAGATGGGTGGTGGAACCTCAGGATATTTTGGAAACATCCGTGGTCGTGGTGCTGAGATTACAGACAATGGACACGCACCGGGTTCAGTCCACTTTATGAACTTATTCCAAAGTGTTGTGGACAATATTTCGCAAGGATCAACTAGAAGAGGAAGATTTTCACCTTACCTACCAATTGAGCACCCTGATATCATGGAGTTCTTGGAAATTGGAACTGAGGGATTTCCTATTCAAGACTTGACACACGCAGTTACTGTGACAGATAAATTCATGGAGGAGATGATTGCTGGTGATGAAGAAAAAAGAGCTGTATGGGCTAAAGTTATTCAACGTAGAGGTGAGATTGGATATCCTTATGTGATGTTTACTGACACAATGAATAACAAGGCACCTGAAGTTTATAAGGACAAAAATATGAAGATCTATAACTCAAACCTTTGTTCTGAGATTGCTCTTCACAACTCAGAAGATGAATCGTTCGTTTGTGTCCTCTCTTCAATGAATCTACTTCATTATGACGAGTGGAAAGACACCGACGCGGTTGAAACTATGATTTATTTCTTGGATGCTGTTGTCACAGAGTTTGTAAGTAAAATTGACGACCTGAGAAACAATGGTACCATTGAAGGACAAAGAGCGTTCTTCTACTTGGAAAGAGCTTACAACTTTGCTAAAAGACAACGAGCTCTTGGTTTAGGTGTATTGGGTTGGCATTCATTACTTCAATCCAAAGGACTTCCTTTCGATAGTAAAGAAACTGCAAAACTTAACATCGAAGTATTCAAACTTATTCAAGATAAGTCATACCAAGCATCAGCTAACCTGGCAGAACTTTTTGGTGAACCTGAAACGTTGATTGGTTATGGTAGAAGAAATGTAACATTGAATGCCATTGCACCTACTACGTCCTCAGCATTTATTTTGGGACAAGTTTCACAATCTATTGAACCTATTTGGTCAAATGCATATGTTAAAGATGTTGCTAAGTTGAAAGTGACAATTAAGAACCCCGTTCTACAAAAGTTGTTGGCATCTATGAAAAAAGATACCAAAGTTACTTGGGATAGTATTAAGAAACATGATGGATCCGTTCAACATTTGGATTTCTTGACTGATGAACAAAAAGAGGTTTTTAGAACTTTTTCTGAGATCAATCAGTCGGCGATCATCAACCAAGCGGGTCTTAGACAAGATTTTATTGACCAAGCACAGTCTTTAAATCTTATGGTTTCACCTGACATGCCCACCAAGGATGTCAACAAACTTTTGATGGACGCTTGGCAGTTGGGTGTAAAAACACTCTACTACCAACACTCGATGAACTCGGCTCAAGCTTTTGCGAGAAAGAAACTAAACGTTAATGATTTGGTTTGTACTTCTTGTGAGGCGTAACAAATAATCGTTTTATTAGATAAACCCGTCAATCCGACGGGTTTTTTTATTTTATTAAAAAAATCTTAGGATTATATTTATCAGATATGGCAGAAGGTATTACATATGGTTTAATATTTCCGTTTAATGATTCGGTGACCGGCGACTTCTTGGAGTTGAGTGAAACTCAATACCAACAAATAAGAAGTGACTTAATTCATCTATTATTAACTCGTAGAGGATCAAGATATTTTTTACCTGATTTTGGAACCCGTCTATATGAGTTTCTTTTTGAACCTTTTGATGGATTAACATTTGACTCAATCGAAGCGGATATCAGAGATTCAGTTCAAAGATACATGCCAAATTTATTAATCAATAAGATTACGATAGAAGAAGCGGATCCAAGTGAAGAAGTTCCTTTAGCTAAAGGAAGACCTGTTGTTGGACAATCAAGAGAAACTCCATTCAAAGTTCCGGGTAAAGGAACCTCGGAATATACTGCAAAAGTGAGAATAGATTTTACAGTTGATAACTTGGCGTTTGCTCAGAGTGATTTCGTGATCATCAATATTTAAGATTATATGGCAAGTAATAAAATATCATACGTCTCAAGAGACTACGAGAGTATTAGAGTAGAACTCCAAAACTATGTAAGAACCTATTATCCTGAGTTGATTCAGGACTTTAATGATGCTTCGGTATTCTCAGTATTTTTGGATTTGAATGCCGCTGTTGCCGACAACCTACATTACCATATTGATAGAAGTATTCAGGAGACCGTTCTTCAGTACGCACAACAACGATCTTCAATATACAACATTGCAAGAACATATGGTTTAAAAATACCAGGTCAAAGACCTTCAGTTTCTTTAGTTGATTTTTCTATAACTGTACCGGCTTTTGGAGACAAAGAAGATGAAAGATATCTTGGTGTTTTGAATCGTGGGTCACAAGTCTTTGGTGCGGGTATCGTTTTTGAAAACCAAAATGATATAGATTTTTCTTCGCCATACAATGGTTCAGGATTTCCTAACCGTTTAAAAATACCAAACTTTGATGCTAATGGAAACTTGGTTAATTACACCATAACTAAACGAGAGTTAGTAACGAATGGTATTACCAAAATATTCAAGAGAGTCATCAATCCAAGTGACGTAAAACCTTTCTTTGAAATGTTTTTACCGGACAAAAACGTTTTAGGTATAACAAGTGTTTTACTCAAGAGTGGAACCAATTATACTAACGTACCTACCGCCGCTGAGTTCTTAGGATTGGCGAATAGATGGTATGAAGTAGACACATTAGCCGAAGATAGAATCTTTATCGAAGATCCGACAAAAGTTTCGGATCAACCTGGTGTTAAAGTTGGTAGATACATACAAACTAATGACAGATTTATAAGTGAATTTACCCCTGAAGGATTTTTAAAAATGACTTTTGGTGGAGGTGCAACCTCAGCCCAAGATCAGTTGAACTTATTTACAAATCTTGGAACTCCAATCAATATCCAAACTCTCACGAATAACTTTTCATTGGGTTCAACATTAGTTCCAAATTCAACATTGTTCATTCAGTACAGAGTTGGTGGTGGACTAGCAACTAACTTAGGTACCAACGTCATCAATCAAGTTGGTACAGTTTCCTTCTTTGTAAACGGACCCTCAGCAACAATTAATACCTCAGTTGTAAACTCCTTGAGATGTAACAACGTAACTGCAGCTATTGGTGGTAGTAACGCTCCTTCAACTGAAGAAGTTAGAAACTATGTAACTTATAACTTCGCAGCACAAAACAGAGCGGTAACAGTTAATGATTACAACTCATTATTAAGGAACATGCCATCAGTTTTCGGTGCACCAGCTAAAGTCGCCATCACTGAAAATAATAATAAGATTGTTATTAGTCTCCTGTCTTATGACACCTCAGGTGCATTAACAAGTATTGTTTCAAATACACTTAGACAAAATATTGCAAACTACCTTTCAAACTACAGAATGATGAATGATTACATTTCTGTAACAAGTGCTGAGGTTTTGGATCTTGGAGTCGATGTGTCTGTGGTTTTAGATGCCACACAAAACTCAGGACAAATTGTAACGGATATCGTAAACAGAATTGCAGACTATTTCAATCCTCAAGTTAGAGAACTCGGACAAAATGTTTATATATCGGAACTTAGAAGTATTCTCCAAAACTTAACAGGTGTAATCACAGTCACTGATATGATATTTCAAAATAAAGTGGGGGGTCAATACTCTTCGGCAGAAACCTCGATGCCTTACTCAGATCCTGAACAAAAAATTATACAATCTGTAGACGATACTTTGTTTGCACAACCTAACCAAGTTTATCAAGTTAGGTATCCACAAAAAGACATTAAGGTAAGAGTTAAGAACTTCCAAAACGTTTCCTTTTCTTAACTTTATTATATCCACAAAGGGGGTATATTTTCTAAGATAGGGTTTTTAGAAAAAACCTGATTAACTATTTATGAAAAAAGCCTTTGATGGGAAAGTCGTATAGGATTAAAACCGACATCGGTGTCGATAAGAACATTTCACTTCAGTTAGATCAAGATTTTGAGTTTCTTGAGATACTGTCCTTGCAAATTTCTCAAAATGACATCTACACAAAAAACTGTGCCGACTATGGAGTTGTGGTTGGTAGGGTTGTTGCCAATGGTGGACTTGGTATTCCAAATGTTAAGGTTTCGATTTTTGTTCCAATCACAGAGACCGATTCTCTGAACGAAGAGGTTGTTGCAATTTATCCATATGTAAATCCTAACGATAAAAACGATGATGGTTATAGATATAACTTGTTACCTTACACACCATCTTATCCAAATCATGCTGCCACAGGAACTTTCCCAACAAGAGGGGACGTACTGAAAGACCCTTTAGTTGCTCAGGTCTACGATAAGTATTATAAGTACACGGTCAAAACAAATGAGAGTGGAGACTACATGATCTTTGGTGTTCCACTTGGACAACAAACTATTTTCATGGATTTGGACTTGAGTGATATTGGTGAGTTTTCACTTACCCCTCAAGATTTAATAAGACTTGGATTAGCCACAGACGCTCAGGTGGCAGGAAATACGTTCAGGTCTTCACCTGATTTGGATACACTTCCACAGATTGTAAGTTTTCAAAAAACATTTGAGGTAAACCCATTTTGGGGTGATCAAAGTCTTTGTCAAGTTGATATCTCGAGAGTGGATTTTGATTTGAGAGATGAATTGAACATTGATATTCAACCCACGTCAGTTTTCATTGGGTCGATGTTTTCAACTATCGATAAGTATCGTATCGCGGCACCGAAAAATAGGAGTAACAGTGCACCATTAATGACCTCAGCGGGTTGTAAACCAAAAGACAATTTAGGTAACTTATGTGAGTTGACACCGGGTCCCGGTCAAATACTCGCCGTGAGACAAACTATATTTCAAGATAGTTTAGGTAGACCCATATTAGAGCAGTATAGGTTAGAAAACTCAGGTAATGTCATCGATGAAAATGGTACTTGGATGATCGAAGTTCCTATGAACATGGATTATGTTACAACCGCTGAGGATGGAACAAGAATATTTTCTAATGACCCAAAGGTGGGAATACCAACAAAAGGTCGATATAGATTTAAAGTTAAATGGGACCAGTCACCATCACAAACTGAACAAATTAAAAGACCATACTTCTTAATACCAAACGTTAGGGAGTATGGGTGGAGTACAAGTGTCTCGGATCCCATATATCAACCAAATAATCCAACATCGAGTAAAGATTTACAATCGTCCTATTATTTCGGACTTGATTGGAGTGGTTATACAGAAGCTTTTTCTACTTTGGTCTCTAATGAAAAGTTACAAAATGCGTTAAATTGTGAAGACACGTTTTATGAGTTTTCATATAATAAAGTTTACACTGTTTCATCATTATTAGATCAATACAAACGAGGTCTAAATCGGGGTAGATTTATTGGTATCAAAGAAATTGATAATAATGATTGTGCTTCTACCGTGAATAAGTTTCCTGTCAACGAGGGATTCAAAAACTTCGACACACAATTTTTTCTTTTTAGTATTTTACTACAGATCTTTCAGATTATTTTTCCACCCTTACTCATTGCTTATCATTTTATTGCA